ACGCAGGAGCAGCGCGTCAAGAAACCGACGACCACTCCTGTCTCTGACACCAAAAAGAAGAAATCTCTAGGAAGTGGCCTCTAATTTTCAGATGACCCCCGAGCGCCTTCGTCTGGCTGACCGCCTCGAAGAACTGCGCATGTTGCGATCAGGAATCCAGCCCGTGCTGGAGTCCGTGCAACGCCTGGTCCGCCCAAGCGGAACCAGTTTCGACAATACCAGTCGGGCGCTGCATGGCGTTGCTCAGGAGGACGGATCGAAGAACAAGTTCGACGATACCGCGGTCTGGGCGAACCACATGTTCTCGAATGGCATGTGCAGTTACCTGATGCCGAAGGCTCGCAGGTGGGCTTATCTGAAACCAGCGGGAAAGCCGTCTTCGGTGCTTAGTGACAAGGAGCTTGTGTTCCTTGAGCAGTTGTCTGACATGGTCAGCCACAGCTTCGCCCTTCCGAAGGCAGGATTCTATGAGTCAGGGCACGAGGTCTACATGGACCAGGGGTCCTACGGAACAGCGGTCCTATATAACGAACGCAGCAGGCACGGTAGCCAATATAAGGCGATTCCTTTGTCCATGGCCCTGTTCGACACGAACGAGGAGGATGTTGCGGACTGCATGTATTACAGTCGCCACTTCCGCGCCAAGGCCATGATCCAGCGGTTCCCTGAGATCGTGAACATGGAAGGCTTCGATGTGAAGGAAGGCAATCGATCCTACGAGTTGATCTATTCCGTCGAGCCGAACAATGCTCCGAACTCGCACGCGAACGGTAAGATCGGTGATTCCAAGCCTTTCAAATTTACTTACTGGTGCCCCGAACTGAAGGACGTGATCCGCACGGGGTATCTGAGCTACTTCCCATTTATTGTCCCTCGCTGGACGAAGCTCGCAGGCGAAATCTACGGCCGCTCCCCTGCCATGAACTGCTTGTCTACGATTCAGGTGGTCAACAAAATGCGCAAGGAGCTGCTCAAGTCGGCCGAGATTGCGAACAGTCCACCACTCAGCGCGGAAGAGGACACGATCATGTTGCCGTTCTCTTACGGTTCCCGTCAGATGATTTGGCGCGAACAGGGCGCACCGACACCTGAGCCGATCCTGTCGGGCAGTCAGCCGAACCTTACTTTGGAGATGTTGCGCGCCGACCAGGATGCGATCACTCGGGCATTCTTCGTGGATCAGATCATTCGGGATCAGAAGAAGGAGCGCCAGACCATTTTGGAGATCCAGGACGAGCGTGGCCAGATGCTACAGCAATTGGCCCCGCTCCTGTCTCGTCAGGAGAATGAATTCCTGGCCCCGTGTATTGAGGCGCAGATCGACTACCTCGATATGGCGAACCTCATCCCAGAGGTCCCTGACTCGCTCAAGGGCCATGAGATGGAGATCGTCTACACCAGTCCTGCGGCGCAGGCCCAATACTCTGGCGGTGTCGCTGATATCCAGGCCATGATGAACGACCTGGCCCCTTGGGCCCAGGCGAAGCCAGATATCCTGGACAACTTCGACGAGAACGAGCTTGTCGCCGAGATCACCCGTTTGCGCAACGTCACCCGTCGGATTGTTAAGCCGAAGGAGGATGTGAACGCTATGCGTGAAGAGCGCGAGGAAGCCGAATCCCAGCAGCAGATGGCTGCCAACATCCCAGGACTCGCTGGAGCCGCCAAGGACATCGCGACCGCACGGTCCACTGATCCAGAGGGCACTGGCCAGCTACTGAACATTTAATGGTAAAGAAAGCATTAACTACAATTGACCGCCTCCGTAAACGGAAGCAAATGAGGGAGGACCTTGAAGCCATTCTCGATACCCCGCACGGTGAGAGATTCTTCAAGCAATTCCTGAGTGATTGCGGAGTGACCAGAACCCGATTCAGTCTCGATCCATACGAGATTGTCGCGGGGGAGGCTACTCGTCGTCTCGCAATGTCATACCTACACCTGCTCGGCCAAGACGACCCGCAGCACCTGATTAACCTATTAGAGGAAAAGAACCATGCTACTGAATAACAGATTCCAACGACTATTCGAAGAAGAACCAGGCGGTATCGGAGGCGGCGCACCAGCGGCCCCCGCCGCATCGCCCGAGATCGACTTCGGCTCCGAAGACACTTTCCGCGCATTTGTCGGAACGCTACCAGAGGACCAGCAAGGCCTGGACCTTCTCAAGAATACCAAGTCCCTGAGTTCCCTGGTCGATCAGACCATCAACGCACAGTCTGCTCTCGGAAAGCGCCGACTGGAGGCTCCGAATGCCGACTGGACCGAGGAACAGTGGACCGAGTTCGAATCGGCCATCCGACCAGAGACTGAGGACGCCTACCAGTTCGAGGAGAAATACACTTTCGGCGAAGGCGAGTCCGCTATTGAGCACTCGCTCTCTGAGGCCGACACTGCCGAGCTCCGTGCAGTTGCCAATGAACTTGGTCTCTCTACCCGACAGGCTTCCAAGTTGGCGGCCAAATGGGCCGAGCGATCTGTTCAGGCCAATGGCGACCTCAGCGGACAGATCGATGCGGCGGTTGAAAGCGCCCGCACAGCGATCCGCGCCGAATGGGGCGACCAGTATGAGGTGAACCATCGCTCAGCCAATGAGGCGTTCGAGATCCTCGCTAAGGAGATCCCCGAGCTCAAGGAGTTGGTTGGATGGAGCCCTGTCGTGGAGAACCACCCAGGGATCATGAAGCTGTTCCACAAACTGGCCCCGATGGTCCAGGATGCGGGTATGATTACAGGCGGTCAATCTGGTGGCTTCGGCGAGCAGACTGTCGCCAGCCTGCGGGCTCAGTTGGCTGACTTCGACGCGCAGCACGAGCAGTTGATTAACGCCGATCCAACTAGGTTGTCCATCGACGACAAGATCAAGCGCGAGGAGATCCTCAATAAGCGCACAGAGTTCTATAAAAAGCTCTGGCCTAATGAATAGGGGTTGACTCTATCCCATTTTAATGGCTGTCTCTGAAACATGGGACAGCCATTTTTATGGTCCCATGCACAGCTTTAGAAGCCGCTAGTCACGTAAGGCCAGAAGAGTCCGATTCGGGTAGCTCATCGAAACATCATAATTTCGGAGAGCACGTCGCTTTCCGAGCAACGTAATTCAATTATTTTGACTAATGAACCCAGGAACACCTGAATCTATTGAAACCGCTTTCGTGAATCAGTATCGCGAAAACTTTCAAAAAGCGTTCCAGCAAACTGAGTCGAAGCTCGACCCACTTGTGGAACACGAATCTCAAGCGTCCGAATACCAGTATTGGGACCGTATCGGCGAGGCCGAAGAAATGCAGGAGGATAACGTCCGTTATGGCGACAATCCTGTGTCCGAAATCCCGCACGATCGTCGTCGCATCGGCCTCAAGTCTTACGACTTGGGTAAGATCATCGATGAGAAGGATCTCATGCGCGTCATCACTGACCCGAAGAATCCTTACTCCACCAGCATGCTCGCTTCTGGTAAGCGCAAGCGTGATGACATCATCAACGAAGGCTACTACGCTCCAGCTTATACTGGCAAGTCTGGCGACACCGTCGTCAACTACTGTGTAGCACCTACTGACCTCGACAGTGACAAGATCACTGTTGGTGAAATCAGCAATGGTTCCTCCAACAAGATCACGGCTACTGGCGGTCGCTATGTGCTCAAGAGTGGTAACTACGAAGGTGTCTCTGTTGGCTCGAACTTCTCTCTGTCTGGCGCAGGCACCTACGGTCTGACCATCGACAAGTTGAAGGCGATCCGCACCGCGATGCTTCGTCTCGAAGCGATCGACGAGAACACCGCTCTGGACTGTGTGATGACTTCCTACCAGTGGGAAGAGTTGCTCAAGTTCGACGAGATCATCAACGCTGACTACTCGATCAAGAAGTCCTTGGCTGACGGTAATCCTACCAACATCCTCGGCTTCAAGTTCCGTATGAGTGAGCGTCTGCCGATCGTCGGTGACGAGCGCCGTATCCGCGTTTCTCTTCCTCAAGCCCAGAAGCTCACAATCGGCCAAGAACTGGTCGGTGATATGTGGCGTCTCTCTGGTAAGAAGAAGGCTCCTTACATCTACTACAAGCAGACCATCGGCACTTCCCGCATGTGGGGTGAAGTTGCAGGTGAAATCCGCTGCACAGAGGCGTAAGACTCTTCACCATCAACCAAAGGACTAAATCATGGCTACTATTGCTTTTGAATCTACTGCCTCCACCGAGCTTAACCAAGTTCGTGGCCAGGGCCACAATCCGCTCAGCCCCATCGACGATGGTGCTCGCGTTCGCGTAAAGCGTTTCAGCTACACCGCCACAGGTGAAGTTGCTATCGACTCCCGCATTGAGCTCGCAGAGCTTCCTGCTGGCGCAGTCGTTCTGCAAACTGTTGTTGACGCAATGAGTCTCAGTAACTCCGCAGAAGTCTCTGTCGGTTATACCGACAAGAGTGCTCCAGTGGACACCAATGAGACGAAGTTGCTTGCCGCTACGGCAGCCGCCGCTATTTCCGCGGCAGGCGAAAGCAACGTCCAAGTCGGCACGAACGGCATCCAAAGTATCTTCGCTACTACTAGCGTTGGCGCTCTTGCGGCCGACGACACCCTCTCGGGTCGTTTGCTGTATGTAGTTAATACCTAACACCCAGGGGCCCTGTCTGGCATGG